GAACAGATTTTGACCCAGCAAGGCGTGCAATTACCGCAACCAGGGCCAAATGGCGAGATGCCGCAGTTGCCACCGGAGGCTGAGAGCCAGATTGCCATAGCGGCGGCGCAAGCCACGCAGGAAATCACCGGTAAGGAGCAGGCGCTGGCAGCGGCGATGGAGGACCCGGATCCGCAGCGGCAGATGTTCGAAGAGCAGATGCGGCTTGAGCGCGAGCAATTGGCGCAGAAAGAAATGGCTTCGGAGCGGGATGCTGAAATTAAGCGTGAAAAGATCGATTCTGATGAACGGCGCGAAGATTTACGCACGGCGGCAGACTTACAAGAAGCTGAGATGAAGCATCAAGAAGAAGTCGATAAGAGCCTGATTGATCTCACAAAGATTGCACGCGAGGCGCGAGAAGAGTAAATATGCCAAAGGTTGGTAAAAAACATTATCCTTATACAGCTAAGGGGAAAGCGGCGGCAACAGCCGCGGCCAAGCGTCAGGGCAAAAAGGTTTCTTACGGTAAGAAGAAAAAGGGTAAGACATGAAGGATTGGAATAAAGAACTGACTGATTATCCCAAACCTGGGAAACAGCCTGCGGGGGTAAAGGTCGAGCCGATGAAAGCTTCAACTAAAGGGCTGGCTCAGGCCAAGACGGTTGAAGCCGGTACGGTGCTTCCAGGCGGGGGTAAAGAGACTAAGGTGAAAGGCAAAGGCGCTGCCACCAAAGGATTGATGTTTTATCGGTATATTTCGTAGCGTATGGATCCTATTCGATTTTCGGAGCATCTGTTGAAGCAGATCCGAGATAGACAGAAGGTATTGATGACAACTTTGGCATCAGGAAATGCTCAAGATTTTGATCAATATCGTTTTATGGTCGGCCAAATTTCAGGGCTTGGTTTTGCCGAAAGAGAAATCGTATCCCTGAACGCGGAAACGGAAGAAAATGACTGAAACTGTTCCAGATCGTGTCCTTAATTTTGGGGAGGGGAGCACCTTCGTAGAAGAAGATGCCATCACTCCTGACAATTTAGAGGATCACGCAAGTAAATTGCCTCGGCCTACGGGGTACAGGATATTAATCCTGCCATTCAAGCCACATGCCACTACTAAAGGTGGGATTATGCTTGCCAAGCAGACGATGGAAAAAGAACAATTGGCCACGATTGTGGGTTTAGTTGTTTCTTTAGGCCCCGATGCTTATAAAAACTCGGACAAATTTGCCGAAGGCCCTTGGTGTCAAGAGGGTGATTGGGTAATATTTGGCCGCTACGCGGGAGCAAGGTTTCGCATTGAAGGAGGCGATATGCGCCTTTTAAACGATGATGAGATTCTTGCTGTCATTGATGATCCAGAAGAAATTCTGCACGGATAACATGGGGATCCGCCATGCCTAGTGAAAGTATTGAATTAGAACTGCCGGAAGAAGAGGTGGACATCCATGAAGCCGATGTGCTTCAGGAGTCTCCTGCAAACCGCAATGTTGTCGCGGTTACACAGAAAGAGTCCACCACGGAAGACGGACCGGAACCTACTGAGCTCGATGAGTACAGTGAAAAAGTTAAAAAACGTATCGATAGGCTCACCTATCAGATGCGTGAAGCCGAGAGGCAGCGTGATGAAGCCGTAGACTTTGCTCAACGGATTCAGACTCAGAATTCAACGCTCCAAACCCGCTTGCGGTCTTCGGACGGCTCGTTGGTTAAAGAATACGATAACCGAGTTAATTCTGAATTAGCTCGGGCTAAGACTGCGTTGAAGGATGCTCAAGAGCTCGGGGACAGTGAAGCTATTGCTCAAGCAACAGAAGCTATAGCGCGTTCTGCAACTGAATCCGAAAATGTAAAACGACTGCAAGCGCAGCAAGTACGGACTCGACGTACCAATGCACGGACTCCCCGTGTTGCAGCACAGCAGCCGCAACCGCAGCAAGCACCTCCGCCTGATCCGAGAGCACAAGATTGGGCAGAACAGAATGATTGGTTTGGAACCGACCAAGCAATGACGTATGCCGCCTTCGGTATTCACCGAGATCTGGTTGAAGAGGGTCAAGACCCTACCAGTGATGGGTATTACACNGAAGTNGACAAACGTATCCGGGAATATTTCCCGCAGAAGTTTGGTCAAACTGAAANCGTGCAGCAGCGAGTCGCTGGTTCCAGCAGAGGAACTGGTGGTAAGCGTGCTACACGCTCCGTAAAACTTACTCCTTCTCAGGTTGCCATAGCAAAACGCTTAGGTGTGCCTTTAGAGGACTATGCACGTCATGTGGAAAATTAGGAGTTAAATATGTCAGATCGTGACTCCAGATCTGCCGATTCACGAGAGAAAAGCTCTCGCCGTAAACCATGGCAACCGCCATCTATGTTAGACGCCCCCCAAGCACCTCCAGGATATGCACATCGCTGGATTCGTGCTGAAGTCCGAGGTCACGATGACAAAGCGAACATGTCAAAACGTGTTCGTGAAGGATTCGAACTCGTAAGAGCAGAGGAATATCCCGATTTCGAAGCTCCTACGGTTGAGGACGGTAAGCATGCGGGCGTAATAGGTGTAGGCGGCTTGGTACTCGCACGTATTCCTGAAGAAACTGTCGATGAACGCATGGCCTACTTCCAATCTCAAACGGAAGATCAAATGCGCGGCGTAGATAATGACTATTTGCGAGAAAGTAATCCGGCGATGCCGTTGGGCAATAGGGATGTACAACGAACATCAAAGGTAGAATTTGGGGGTCAGGCTCGTCCTGACAATTCTGAAACCTAATTGGCTTAAAAGAGGTTTGTAATGGCAAACACAAATGCGCCGGATGGGTTCACACCTGCATACAGTCTCTATGGAGGGACGTTAAATGCAACTCGTCTTGAATTAGAAAGTACCTATGGCACCTTAATATGTAGTGGTGACCTAGTGAAACTTAATGCNGGACGGGTAGAACAAGCTGGAGCAACGGATACCCCTGCGGGGGTTTTTTACGGTGTTCAATACACCGCAACAACCGGGGCTGCAATTTGGTCTAATCAGTGGACCGCAAGTACGGCAACGTTAGGAAGTGCCAATGCTATTGCCTATGTATATACAGATCCTGCGATTGTATATGAGGCACAGTTTACGGGCACACCTACTATAGCTGCTGTGGGTGCGAAACATACTTTATCAACAACTGCGGGCAGTACGCTTAATGGGCGTTCAAAAGAAGGCGTCACGACGACGACTTCTTCGGGAATTGCGTTGTGTGTAGGATTTGTTCAAGATCCTAGCAACTCAATTGGTCAGTATGCGCGAGCATTCTTTACCTTCCCNACTANCGTCTTCGCGGTTTAAAGGAGAGTTATAAATGGCTATTAACCGAGCGCAACTCGTAAAAGAGCTTGTTCCGGGCCTGCATGCTCTCTTTGGACTTGAGTATGANAGGTACCCTAATGAGCACGAGGACATCTTCGATACGGAAAACTCNGAACGAGCGTANGAAGAAGAAGTCATGCTCACGGGCTTTGGTGAAGCTCCAGTGAAAGCGGAAGGCACCGCGGTCGTTTACGACACGGCGCAAGAAGCTTGGACGGCACGATATGTTAACGAGACTATCGCAATGGCATTTTCTCTAACNGAGGAAGCTATTGAGGATAATCTGTATGACACGTTGTCTTCCCGGTATACCCGCGCACTGGCACGATCCATGGTCCAAACGAAGCAAATCAAGGGAGCAAACATATTAAATAATGCGTTTGCCTCTGGGCTTGGTGGTGATGGTGTCTACCTTTGTAGTGCATCTCACCCCACTGTTGGCAACGTTAATCTCAGTAATCTTCTCAGCACGGCTGCGGATTTGAATGAGACCTCGTTGGAACAGTCTTTGATTGATATTGCAGGCTTTAAGGATGAGCGAGGACTGAGAATTAATGCTCAGGCCACGCGCATGATTATTCCGTCTGCACTGCAATTCGTTGCAGATCGTCTCTTGGAATCCCCCGGTCGTCCTGGAACGGCGGATAACGACATTAACGCTACACGGAACATGGGAATGGTTCCGCAGGGTTATGCCGTTAACCACTTTCTCACGGATACCGATGCGTGGTTCTTGAAGACGGATGTACCCGATGGTCTGAAGCATTTCGTTCGCACGGCAGTGTCAACGAATATGGAAGGTGACTTCGAAACCGGAAATGTTCGTTACAAAGCTCGTGAACGGTACAGCTTTGGCTGGAGCGATTGGAGAGGAATCTTCGGTACTCCTGGGGCATAATGGGAAAAAGGGTGGTCTGCGAAGGCCACCCTCTTTTTCAGATTCTGGGAAAAACAGCC